TAGAGATAATAACGTTACCATTATTAGATGCTGTATCAATATACATATTAGGACCAGTATTACCATTGGTTCCAAATAATAAACGTCCCGAAGTATTTCTATATGCGATATCACCGGCAATGGCAGTCGTAAACCAGAACCCATTCTGGGAGGCTAATGCGACCCATGGGCTTTGTCCGGGGCCAGACGCTCCAATACCAGAAGGTCCGGCACTTGATAGCTGAATCCATGACCCTAAATGCGATCCATACCATTCTTGCCAGTTTGAATAAAAATTTATATCATTCATTTGGACTAATTTACCACCTGAATTAATCGAAGCGGTTGTTGCATTATATACACAACTTGCTGTATTACTTAAATTAGGTATAAAGGTAATACTATTAGCAGCACTTGAACTAACCGCATTTAAAACATAAGAAGCAGTATTACTTAAATCAGGAATAAAGGTAATTGAAGTTGCGGCACTTGAACTTAATGAATAACTAGCACTTGCAATGATACTGGCCGTTGTTAAATAAGAACTTGTGGAATTTATTAAATTATTAACACTGGACGTTAATGCATATCCATTTAAATTAACGGGATATAAATTGGCAACATAACTGGCACTTAAACTTGAACTAGCCCAAGAACTAGATACTTGATATGTCTGAGGATATAAATTATCAACGTATGACGCCGAAATGGAACTACTAATGATACTAGCAGTAGTTAAGTAAGAACTTGTGGAATTTATTAAATTATTAACCTTACTATCATTGCTCGACGTATAATTGTTAAAACTAGAAGTCGTTACATATCCAATCACAGGATATAAATTGGGAACATAACTACTTGTTAATGAATAACTACTACTATTAACTGTTCCAACTATATTACTGGATGAAATATAAGAAGCAGTATTACTTAAATCAGGAATAAAGGTAATTGAAGTTGCGGCACTAGAACTAACCGCATTTAAAACATAAGAAGCAGTATTAGCTAAAGTTGGGGTAAAGGAAATTGAATTTGCTATACCTGCAACATTTGCATAGGTTGCATCAGTCGCACTACCGGCTTGATCGGTATAGGCAGAATAAGATGACGATATAGCATTGGTTGCCGTGCCGAACAAGGAAGCAGTCAGTGATGTTATATTTGCTGTATCAGTTGTATAATTCATAATTTAATGACGGTCCAAGAAACTTCCCCGGTCATGGCCGTGGCACTATTACTTGAAATTGTAAATCCACCCGTTGTTTTATTATAATATGTCCAAGATTTTGCATCAACTCCTGTTATTCCAATGGCATAATTAGTATTACTTAATCCTAATCCCGTTACACTGGATGTAAGCGGAGTTCCACCAAATGATGTATTCGGAATTATCCCGGCAATTTCACGAGTCGTATAACTTGCAGTATTACTTAAATTAGGTATAAATGTAATTGAATTAGCCGCACTAGAACTTAATGAATAAGAAGAAGTTCCTATTAATAATGAAGCCGTTATAACACTACAACTAATATTACCAACTACATCAAGAGCATTGACTGGGTTATAAGTTCCTATTCCAACTTTTCCAATACTATTACTGGCACTTGTTGCTGTTGTTGAAGAACCTGAATAAATATTAGTAGCATAAATTACATTACCTATATTCAATGATGCCGCAGCAAAATTCTTCGTTCCTCTTCCTATTGCTATTGAATTTGGATATCCACCAGTATTAGTATAATCGCCAATTAATATGGACGATCCCGTTACTATTTTATTATTAACCGTATCTAAACCTCCGGCACTATAACCAATGAAAATTGAATTATTAGCATTCGTTGCAGTAGCTCCGGCATTAAAACCAATGAAAATTGACTTATTAGCATAAGTTGCATAATAACCGGCTTGATAACCAAAGAAATTACTATAATTAGCATTAGTTGCTTGCATCCCGGCACTATAACCAAAGAAATTACTATAATTAGCATTAGTTGCTTGCATCCCGGCACTATAACCAAAGAAATTACTATTATTAACATAAGTTGCTTGCATCCCGGCACTATAACCAAAGAAATTACTATTATTAGCATTAGTTGCTTGCATCCCGGCTTGATTACCAAAGAAATTACTATTATTAGCATTAGTTGCATAATAACCGGCTTGATAACCAAAGAAATTACTATACTGAGCACTAGTTGCTTGCACCCCGGCACTATTACCAAAGAAATTACTATTATTAGCATAAGCTGCATAATAACCGGCATTATAACCAAAGAAATTACTATAATTAGCATTAGTTGCACTATTACCGGCCAATTCGCCTACTATATTACTACTATTCGGAGTTGATCCTGAATTAACTAAATATCCTCCCAATTGAATATTATTATTAACAACTACATTAGAAGCACTTAATGTTGGACTAGTGAAGGTTGAACCACTAACAGGATAAGGGAATAAATTACTAACGGATGAAGTTCCATTACCAAAATATACTTTTCGAGTATCTGTGGTATAAGCTTCTTGGCCGCTTAATAAGACGACACTTGATAAATTAGCATAAGTATTTTGACGGGGTATAATAGTTGCATTCAAATTGCCATTAGAATCAAGTCCGGCAATTCCATTGGGGACATTAATAAAGGAAGGTGATACTGTTAAAGCAACGGAAGAAGTAGCAACTGTTCCTGATTGTCTAACAAATGCTCCGGCACCATTTCCAAGATATTCTGCTTGAGTCAAATGATAATATTCACCACCCTGACCACCTTGAATTCCTAATAAGTCATTATGTGTTGTAACTGTTGCTGCTCCAAATTGAGTTGTATAGGCCGATTGAACTGTTGGAGAAGTTGAACCACTCTGAACTATAATACGACCCGTTAATAAAGCAAAATCAGCGGTAGATGTTGGTAGAATTGGGACAGGTGCTGATTGAGCATTTAACAACGTATCATATTGTCCTCCCACTACAACAATGGCTCCATTAATATTATTAGCCAATATTTTGTAAATATAATTGACCGAACAAGAATTGGGAGCCAGAGGAGTTAATCCGGATGGACCATTGTAATAATCATTAATATAACCAACTCCATAAGAACTACTCCACACTGATGCTGATTGAACTAGATATGAGGTTATACATGTTGGATAATTATACGAATCAAAAACATCAAATGAAGTTTGATTAACGGAATACCACGTTGCTCCGGCAGATATTGAGAAATCCGTTCCCGAACCAGCCGATAAAAGTAAGCCCGATTGTCTCTGATTACCATTTAATGAAACATCTTTAAGTGCTAATTTATTCGGTAGAGCTAATCCAGTCGCACCAAAGTCAAATTCTACATAATGCCAACCAAGACCATCAACCCCAACAACTTCTATGCCAGAGACAGGAATAATATTTAAGTCATTAACATCAGTTTGATTAGAAGTAATATTATAAATTGCATTGCCACCCGATAATTCAGCAATGACAATATTAAGTAAATAAGGATTGAGAGCCAACGTCGTCTGAGGTATATTATAAGAAGTAATTACTCCTGTTCCATACGGATTATCATATAAATTTACAGAAGCACTTGTAATTGTAATAGTTCCATCGTTATTATTAGTAATAGTTGGAACTGAAGTTAATCCGGCATTACCATTCAATTGATCCAATTGAGTTTGAATATTACTTCTTACATCATTTAAATATCCCAATACAGTATTATTGGCGGCAGTAATGGAAGAAGCAGTTATTGAATTATTACTCCAACTTGAAGTTCCAAGAATTGAAGCCGTTATATTATTACAAGAAATATCACCGGCAACTACTATTCCGTCCTCAGTAATAGTTGTTGCTAAATGACTATTAACATTAAAATATATGGCGGGGGTAGCTGAAATTGCTAGTTGACCATATGGATTACCAATATAAGTTCCTCCCCTCGAATTTTGGTTAATAGCAACATCATTCCCAAACATTTGTATATTTGGTATTTGAACAGGTGAATAACTTGAACTAATTGCAAAAGAAGAACTTGCAACTGTCATTGAACTCGTTTGCGAGTTGGTTATGTAAGAACTTGTTACGTTAATTAAACTATTAATGGCGGCATCATTAGAACTAGTATAAGAATTAAATGTAGTATTATTGACCAATGAACTCGTGTCTATAAATTGAGACGGAGCATATGACGCAGAAATTGCATAACTTGCACTTTGATAACGAAGATCGGAGGCGGCAGCGGTGTAGGAATAAAGACTATTATTTTGAGGGGTAATGGTTTGTGAAACCATTGAAGATTGAACGATGCAATCATTGACATTTGAATCAGTCGTTGGTAAAATACGATCAATACAATTTTTTATTTTGCCAACATATTTTATCTTATAAGGTTGATTAGGAACAAGCGGAATTGTAAGGCTACCCGTTAAATCGGTCACACAATCAATTCTATTGCCTGTAACCAGAAATTTACTACCACTAACATCGATAAAACCTATATTTTTATTTATGGGGATTAATGAAAAGTAAATGGGTAAATTAGAAATACCATTGGAATTTTCTAAATTAAAAGTTACATTGACTAATGATCCCGAAGAAGTGGAACCTGAAATTACTGAACCCGACTGATTAATATACCAATCATTTGAACTTTCTCCATTATTTTCTACTTTATAAATATTATCAACCAGTGAAAATGTGGCCGGAGCAACTGAAGAATTAATGACATCGGCTAAAACCCGGTAAGAGCCATTGGTCAATGGATAAATAATTGGTTGAAAACTAAAAGAAGAAGTTACACTTGATCCATCAGCGTTAATAAATTGAAATGTCATAATATTTGAGCCTTCGCTATGAACTACTTCTAGTTCGATTACCCACTGTTTGGGTGGTTATTCTATGCGGATTCGTCAAAAACTTACTAAATCATTTAATTTTTTTCGTCTCTTGGCACAGGTTGAACAGCCCTTAATATGGGTGTGAAATACTCTATCGATGACGGTAGCTATGGGTTCAGCAACTTTTGCAACGACATCACCCAATCCCTTAATCTTAGGTATTTCTTCTTGTTTACTTTTGTTTACATCGTGGAGTCTGATCATACATTATTAATGGGGTGGGGGGTTGATAGATCATTGGCTCTGAATTTAGTTACCCCGCAATCAGGAAATTCTTCCATCCATCGAAGGATTCCCGTTTTATAAAAATCTACTAATCCATGCTCTATTCTTGTTTTACCAAATGATTTTTTGATGGGTTTTCTATTAAAAATAAAATCAACACGGCGAATTGCTTCTTGTTTGTTAGTGATAGTTTTTAAAATGAAACTTTCACCATTGATGTTTGGAATGGGGTAGCATCCGATATTGAACGAATATCCTTCAACCATCTTGGTTAGTTCATCCTCCTTATTTGAAACATTATTCCAGAAAGAAGGACTAACGATACAAGTATCATGCAGTAAGAAGATGGAACCGGTATGTTGTCGTTGTTGAGCTTGCCAATTCAACGCAGTATACTCCCAATTATTTTCCTTAAATGGTATCATGTTACACTCATACGACCCCGATAACATGGAGCCCGACGATATCATACCCCCAACAACTACAGTTATAGCCTCAGCCGGACAACCACTGGCACTTAAACTTGCCAACAAAGGCGGTAGGGTTAATTGATAATAATTTATATGGCTAGATATTAGGATTTGCATAGTATTTTTTAAAGGTGCGTTCATACTCTTCGTCGGCTCCCGGTTTAAGTGATAAAGCATTTTCGTCGGTCATATCATGCAGGTTTTCAAATTTATCAGTCGGAATAATTAATTTATTAACCATTGGCAATCTTCCAAATAAATCAATTTCCCCGCAGGTCCACGAAAATTTACTATAATCGTGATTGAGGAACATCCATTTTTTCATGAGCATGCAATACGCAATGATATGATTCACTGCTTTCGGATACTCGTTCAATTCTTCTGATTTAATTATTTCTCCCTCTTTATAGGAATAATCGCCTTTATTAAATATTTTACCACATATTCCAAGAGCAGTATTATCGCCGGAATATTTCAATAGATCAGAAAATAATCCCGGCTTAATTTTTATATCATCATCCATCATGAAAATATTATCATAGGAAGCCATCGAAGCTAGGGAATATCGAATATTTGCTCCGAGGTTCTTCTGTGAGTTTATTACGGTTATGGGATAATCGGTTTTAAATATACCCGAATTATCCCACAATATTACTTCACCACATTCAGGCTCCGATAATATAGTCTTTAAATTTGACTCAATATTATGTGCTCGTTTCCAGTTTAAGAGAATAGATGTTATTTTCATGTTAAAAATATAAATCGGGGCATAGATATTTGTAATCGTAGAGGGAACAAATAGTAGCACACGCATTGGCCTTTAGATTCCATATATACAGCATGGAAACGGGAGCACCACCAACAGCAACATTTTTAATATAGGGCGGAGTAATACCTGAACTTGTCACGGTTGGATCATCAATCATCCACTTAAAATGTCCTGAACTACTAATGGGGTTGGGAGCACCGTCAGTCGTTCCGTCTAATAATTTAGTTGTTGGTAATGTTAAAAAGGGTTCAATTTGTTGGGGCAGTCCATAGTAATCATAATAAAAAGTTGCGCCACCCTCACCCATCACGGTATAACTTTCCTGACAAGATCCATCATCTGAACGTGGCCCGATTACATAATAAGGATCAACACCACATCTTTTATGGGGTGTTTGAAAATCAAAGGTCTGTTGATTCTGGACTACTTCCCCTTGCCAACGACTATTATAGAAATGATCATAAGTAACATTGGGAATAGAATATTGTCGACAATTCTTATTCAATACTCCTTCATGATTATTACTATAGATTATCCATGCCGTATTGCCGCAAGTCGAAACGCATTCATTTTCAGGAATACCATCGAGCGAAGCACTAACGATGCTTACCTGAGTTGCCTTGAATGATTTATATCCTAAATTAGGATTAGATCCAGTCGGAACCGGTAGACCCATACAGTCCGTTAAACCTGATAAACGACTAACTTCGGAGTTTGTCCGATTATCAACGACCCACTCTAAAGTAACAACTTGACCTTTTGGTTGATCATCACACCACCAAGTCTTGGAACCACTGCTTATAAGAAAATTAGCCTTCTGAAAATCACCACTGGCCGACGCATGAAAATCATCAATGTAATTGATGGTAACGGAACTAGCCAGAGGAGATTGTTTAGGAACAAATATATTTTGAGGGTTAAATGTTCCTTTATAAAAATCAACAATGGCCGAGCCTGAATATTGATTTTGAGGTGTTTCAAATTCTATTAAGGAATGAGTGTGATCATATGTTACATTAATAGGAGTTGTTCCAAAGGCTGGACATTTTGGATAACTTAATCGACAAAATGTATTTTCAAATCCAGCAGGTAAATTTAAAATCAATGACCCCGTCGTTAAAGAATAGGGGGTTCCAACTCCATCACCACTAACCCCTGTTATTGAAAAGAAACCATTAACATCAGTTCCTCCCCATATATCATTGGTTGATGGAGGGATTGTTGGATTTAAGAAAATAGCACTTGCCGTTCCATCTCCTTCATAACTATAAAGGATACCTTGACCGGGAGTTGTCGACCAATCGGTATAGCAACTAACAGCCGTTTCATCAACGGTAAATCTATCTTGACCATATGGTTTATTAAAATTCCAAGAAGGTATTGTTTGTTTTACTTCGCAGAATTTTTGTTTCCAACCAAAAAATCCTAAATTAATATTGAAACTATATGGAAACAAAAATTGAGCATCATAGTTATTCGTCCATTGCGTTGCCGTTAAAGGTAATCCGAATTGGCCTCCATTAACTTGTCCGTAACTTTCAATATACCACGCAGGATAACCGCCGTCTTCTGGATGACAAGCTTGATAATTATAAATGGGGAACCTCCAATCCCAATTACCTGTTTTGATTATCATGGGGGTGCTACCACTCCCCGCAACTATGCTTGGTTTACCTAGTATGGAACCATCAAAGTAGGAACAAGTTCCTGTTGCTGCACAGATATCTTGCGAACCTGTTCCCGACCAATAAAATCCTTTGGCTGATTGATCGAACCACGCACAAGTATCGTAAGTTGGAGTCCAATCAGCACCACCCGGATCATATGTCGGAATCCAGCAAGGACTATAAGGAACGGCACCATAGCTATCGTTGATTGGTATACCACGTCCCCCCGTGCTATAAGGTGCATTACCATTACTATCAGCAATGGGAGAACGAAGATCCAGTATCGGACAGGCTACCTCAACATCGCTTGGTCGTCTATAATATTCATTATAAGTTACGAGCGGTGCAATATGAGCATAACCGTCAATACGGGGAGGATAAATATTATTATCTGTTAATTTCCAAGTTGATAACAAGGTATCCAATTGAGCTTGAACGTCATCCCCAGTATAGGCATCTCCCAAAGTAATCGATCCGTCATATTGATGATCTTCAAACCGAACTCCACAAGGACCATAAACAATATGCATGGTGATGTTGAATGTATAACTTGTTGCGGTTCTGGTAAAGGACGCCTCTAAAGTTGAAGTCCCCATTACTCCTTTATTGGTATAGGCCGAACCCGATAAGGGAGAACTGGGATCATCACATAATAATACGCAATCAGCAGGATAGGGAACATCAAACGAAAGAGATACATCCCAACTATTACCTACAGTGGGAAGAATAGCTGGTGGTCCCATTGGATCAGTCGTTACTTTCATAAATCCCGGCGGATACAAACCACCATAATCAGGACATTCGATGACGCCCGCAGCAACATTCCATTCATTCAGCAATTCTACGAATATTGGCATATGATTATTACCCGCAGGTAAATTTGTTAAGTCACCAGCAATCGGATTACCCGGATCATAGCTATAGGGATTATGGTAGGAGCGTGGTCCACTTTGAGGATTGCCATAAGAATCATAATGACCATTGGGGAAATCATATTCTTCAGCCGTGTCACCACATCCCGTTAAATGTTCTCTTGTCCACCCACCATCCATATTAATTGTTCCAAAAACTCCACCACAGTTATCATCAATTTCATAACTCCCCGAAAAGTAGTCGGTGAACGTGGAATCAACGTTAGTTGTATTTGTTGTTACTTCCCCTGAATATTCATCGACAACGACAGTCCTCGCTGAGGTTGATGTACAACTTACGCCGGATCTTTGGTTGACCAAATACCATGGAGTATTGGTGTCGTCGCAAGGGTAAGACCCAGTAGCTTCAGCATATGAAACATCTGAGCTATAATTTAAATCCCAAGTTACACTTCTATAAGTTGTTTGATTAGGCGTTCCATTAAATCCACGATAATCAATAATATTACCGGAACAACTCGATTCAACATTGTTACCTGAATAAAATTCACAATCGGTGAGGGGTGGATTACCCTGTTGGTATTTTTTGGCTTGAACATTTTTATAGCCCCACCAATTTTCACAGAGGGAATGAGTTACAAGGGAAGCTGTTGGATAAATCGGGATGAATGGAAATGTTGAATTATATCCATCGATTGGATTGGGTTGTAACCATTGACCATGAGGGCAACCATTACCTACCATTGATGAAGTATCGTTACAGCACCAACTGGGAGTTGCATAGCAAGATTCATCACTTCCACATGTCAATGCAAATTTTCTAGAATAGGGCGAACCGGTTGTTGGGATAACGCCACGAGGCATAATCACATTATCATTGATTGCATCTTGAATTAAATAACTTGAAGTTGAACTGCCCGTGAAAAAGGGTAAATAAATTGGTTCTTGCCCGGTTTTCCAGCCGTCTGCTGGTGGGCGATATGGTTGACCAATTGAGCCAATATTCTCCATAATTATTCGGGTGTATAGGGCAACCAACCCATGTTAAAATTAGACCCACTTAAAAATCCATTAACATACATGGTTTGATTATTGCAGAGTTGAGCTGCGAACATGGGGGACATAGCTTCCCAATAACGAATATTAGCATTAAGTGAACTGGTTCCTTCTTCGCTAAAAACCGACGCTGTCATTTGTAAATTTAAAGGTATCTCTGGATAAATAGGATAAGCAATATTATAATCATTACGTTCATCGATGGTTGGCACGGGCTGGACACAAATAAATAATCCAGCACAAATAGGGCAATTACTCGAACTAGTAAAGGTATCAGTTGTCCCTATTGTCAGGGGAGAATTGTCCCAATCGACATAACTCGAACTTGCATTAGGAAATACTCGAACAACATCATTTACTGCATATGAAGCAGATGATTCATAATCACTCATCCAGTTCAATCCTCCACTACCACCTAATATTTGCCAAAATGATTGACTTGCGGTAACTGTCCAATAGGATTCAACCACACCGATAATGGGGGTAAACGTTTGAGTTGTTGGGTAATAAATATTATTAGCACGTCGGTAGCCATTAGCATAATCTTCCGTTATGGAACCACCATAAGAATCAATATTAGGGGCAACTGTTCCGATAAGTAAATCTGAAGTCATTATTCCTGCCGGGACATAATTTATACAAACCCAAGTTCCGACACTTGAACCTGATATCGATGAAGATATCGTTACCACATCATTAACGAAATATTCAGCATTAAAATCATAATTACCAATAAATCTCATTTTCTCATTGGCATATTCTTTAGTATGTTCAATGATATGTGAATTGTTGTGACTGGTTATTTTTATTCCTCTTCCAGCCACAACTTTATTGGAATTGACGCCCTGACCCAAGGCATTCAAATAAGAATTATCAGGATGCTCTAATGGATAGGGACGAATATGCATAATTAAGATGTAGGATTATTGGTTGCCGTAATTACAAGGGGGAAATCACGAGTAGGACTTTCAATGTAGTAAATTCCATCTAAATATTCATTCCATATAAATTCTTGGGTTAGTTGAATTTTGTTCCGAGATATAAATTGAAAGGAGGGTGGTTTAACTAACCAGCCTGCATAAGTAGTCCAAGGAAATACATCAATGGTTTTATTGGCCTGTTTCATATACGACCGGTTCATAAATCTAGAAACTGTATCAGGAGTTCCATATTTATTTATCAGGGACCTACTGGATAAAATATAGTTCACTGTTCCTTGAGAATTTAAACTACTATATTCTAAATCAGCCGATAACTGGAAAGCACTATTGCTATTATTTTTATCAATGACCGCAGTTCTTTTTAATGTTTGGGTATAACTTGGAACTCCTTCAACCCCCATTCTAATATATTGTTGAATTTGTTGTGCTTGTTTATTAAACACCGTATAAGACCCCGATGTTACATTAATGATACTTTTATTTTCAAGGGATCGTTGAACGGCTAATTGCAGAGGAACCGGTAATACAACATAATTACCATTAGTTGATGGGGGAACAAACGAATTGGCTAAAAGACCTTGGGCATATAGTGGTTTCATATCCATTGTTGGAACTAACTCCCACTGTTCCGTTGCAAATAAACTTACGTTAAAATCTTCACTGGTAATGGTGTCCCAAGGAGCAGTAACAGTTATGTTATGAACGGGTCCTTCAACTATTTCATAGTTACATGACCAATCGGCAAAATAATTCGCTAAATTTTGAATATCATTATACGATATTGAAGTATAAACATGGGTAGTTTGCCCCAAGGTTGATATTTGATAACTTACTCTACGTGCCGACAATTTAATTAATTGACTGGTTGGAAAGGATAATCCCTTAATCGGACTTGGTAGTGACCTGAATGGATCTTGTGGAATATAAGCCGTTTGTTCAATGGATGATAATCCGTTTTGATGATAATTGATTTGATTAGACATAATATTTTATACTCCACCACCATATCCTGTAGGAGGAGTTTGTCCTCCAATTACGGTTGATGCTTTTATTACTGCGGTGTTGCTTGAGATCTGTCCAAGTAGTTCAACCATCTTTTGATTAAGAAGAACCATTCTTGATTGATAGTTAGAACCAAATACACCGCCTATCTTTAGTCCGGTGGTTGATGAAGAATTACCTGTCCCCATGAATGCGCCAATATTAGGAATAGGTGGAACGATCTTAGAACCGGGAGTTCCGGGCTTCATTCCTGTTTTTATTGATGATACAATATTTCCTGCTGCTCCAAGTAGCACGGCACCTCTAGCAGATATCTTAGACATTAATGCGATCTCTTCTTCTGTGGGTGCTTTCACCCCAATCTGTCCAAATTTTCTGGCAATACTCATAGGTTGAGATTTTTCAACAGACTCAGCGATCCTCTGAGAAATAGTCTTGTCACCAAATAATCCTTCTGTTCCGGCTGCTTTGTTTCTTAAATTGAATGATTTGTTTAACAAGTATTCAGCTTTATTTTCCATGCCTAGTTTAGATGCCACTGCCGCCATTCTCCCCAATCCATATTGCGCTCCTTTGGCTATACCAGATTCACCCCCCGTTAAAACTAATCCCGCCGTATTAGCAATACCCTCACCACCCCTTGCCATTTTCCCACCCGTTCCCAGAGCATCATTAGAAATTTTTGCTTGTTTATTGACCCATTCAGTCATAGATGGGTTGTTCTTGTCACTCATCAAATCCTGTGACCATTTTCTTATTTTATCACCACCCATCCATTTTGGTAATAAATGACTAAGTCCTGTTAAAAGTTCGCCAAATACTTTTGCTAAACCTTTAGCAATTAAATCAAATACACTAGTAAATATTTTCAGAACACCAAAACAAAAATTCAAGGCGACACCGAAAAATTCTTGTAATCCTTGTTTGAAAACTCCCATGTCACCCGTCAATATACCTTTCAAGAAATCAAATATACCTTTAAATAAAGTAATAACACCACCCAGAGCATTGATAATATCATCAAAAATTGCTAGTAAAAGTGAAGCCGCAGGTTTTAAGTCCGTTCCGATTTGTTTCAAATCAACCACTAAATTAGCCCAAGTAGCCGATAATTCATTAACCGTTCCTTCGGGAATTATTTGACCTGTAGATTCCTCTTCTTTTTTTTCACCCAACATCGTATTACCATTGAGACTTTGACCTATTTGATTGAGGAAATTTTCAGGTGTTCCCGTTATCTTTTCAATGTCTAACCGGTTTAAATTATCCGCTTTACTTATATCTCCGTTCGGAGCACCAGCTTGAATTTTCTGAACTCCAGCTACTGCTTTCGATAAAAATTCTTCTTTCGTTAATGTTCGGATTTCATCCATACTTACTCCCAATCGATTGAGAGAAGCAATATATTCTGCATTACCATTCAAGGCTTCTTTACGAGCCTTATCGATATTTTCATACATACTCATAACAGCTTCTTCAGGAACATTAGCCTTAGAAGCTAATAACTGAAGACTCTGTAACATCGTATTAGTTATACCCATGCTCTTGGAAGTCTGATCTAATTTCTGTGCCCATTCTCCTGTTTTTTGGGCGGCTTGCTCAATTGCAGCTACTGAAAACAACATTTTTAATTTGGTTGCTAGTTCTCCCTTGACAACCCCTTCCAACCCCTTCATGGCATTAGTCGTTTCCTGAATCTTAGGAACTGATTTATTATCACAGTCAATTACGAATTTTGCGCCTAGTCCCATTTTAAATCTTTCTCTTTTTTGCGTTGTTTAATTGTTCTATATCAATGCGGTTCATCACTTTAATTGCTCCCTCTGCCTCGGAGTAGCTCGCCCATTCATAGAACATCTTCTTAAAATTCATATTTAATATCTCGGATTCATCATAGCCTAATTTTTTAAATATTAAAAATAGATTTTGTCTCCAATCAGTTCCACTTGGAGTTGAAATGTCTTGATTTTGCTCTTCCGAGTATAAAGGCATTTCCATATGAAACTTTACATATGTTTCAAACATATTTAATTTCTTTAAAATATTCCAATCCGATTCATGTTCCATATTTTTTAGCATATTCTGTGTAAACTTATCAACATATTCTTTATAGTCGGTTGAGTTATCCAGCAATGTTAAATTCTCTTCATAATTTAAACCACAGACTAATAAAGCATGAAAGAAATAATAAATACTATCTTCCAAGGTTGTATCTTGTGCATTAATATTGACAATCGGATTCTGAGTATGTTCGAGAATCAATAAATGACCTAGGCAGAACGGCTTCAATTCAAGTCCGCATATGGTAAACTTGCGAGGAATAATCGCATTCGAATAAAAATAGGAAGTGAAATCTTGTTCTTTTTTTGCCATAAATTTAATGTTGTGGGGAGACTATCAGTTATTAGCCAATAGTCCCCTCCAATATTGATATATTACACTTACGCAATAGCCAAGTAACGGATACATTTGAGTGTAACCTTACACGCATCAGTATTCGTTCTTTTGATTACGTCCGATTGGACAATCCAACCAGAACCACTGATAGCCCCATCAGCCGCAATGGAAATTTTAGTTCCACGATCAGGATAGGTAATTGTAGCCGAACCAGATGCAGTCGAAGCATCCGTAGCCACATATTCCAAGGTTGCCGTTTCAGTCGGATTGTAACCAACCCATGCGACAACGTTACCTCGCTGATCACGTATTTCGTTTTCATCTAATTTCAACTCATGATCAGTTGATTGATAGATGCCAGTGACACCGGTGATGGTAACGGCGGAACTGCCGAGACCCCATGCAATGTCAAGTCCGTAGTATGTTTGAGCAATCATTTTATATTATCTTTCTCTTAATTTGTTAATTTTTTAGATTGGAACACACGCTCCAATAAATCTAAAGTTAAAATTGTTTATCCAAGCATCACCAACCGTGACACTATTATAATTTCCAATTTGTATCTGCCAAAAATTGATACCGATACCATTTCCTTGACAAAATTGTGATGTAGCCAAACTTCCACTAACTGAATCAGTGAAGAGCGATAATACATTTCCGGCTAGGGTTGAATAATTATCAACGGTATCATCAGTAGCTATCTCCTTAACGACTATATCAACATCAAAAGCGTAACATCGTGAATTGAAGACAACTTCAGTTGCATCCTTTACAAAAACTATAATGGCCGGGGCAATTTTATCCTCGTTATCCATTCCCGTGTAAACATTGGAATATAATGAACCAGAATTAATCGAAGCTGAGATATAAGTCGATATACCTTTTTCAGCAACGTTTAATGGATTAAATATCAATGGATTCATATTATGATTCAACTAAAATATATTGTAATAAAGCGGGTAAAAGGGAACCGGTTGCTAATGCATATAGTTGAGCACTTCCACTATTTGTTAAAATACAAAAATCGCCAAGTTGAAGATTTGATGCATAAGAAGCGGTATTTCCAATGGCTAGTTTGATAGAAGCGGAAACATCCAAATTGGAAAAATATCCAAAACGGAAATCATCAATACTTCCCGTTGGTAACTTAGTCCACGATGAACCTGTCGGAATATTAGCCGTATTTGCTATACTATTGCTGCCACTGGTCGTTGTATTTTCGGATAAAGTGGCGATGGTTCTACAACTATTATTATTTAGAACTAATTGCCCTGAAATTGTATATGTTTGTGCGCTCATTTAAATGTATCTTTCTTTTGTAATTTTTGAAATTGTTCCGTATATTTACGTTCTATATATTTATTCATGGATGATATTTCTGATTGAATGGCCTCTTTTAATCCATCATTCAATATTTTATCAACGGTCGGAGAATTTTGTTTATTATCCATTCCGACCATATTCCAAATCCAACCAAATGATCGAGTTCCTGTTGTAACCTTAGCTGCTAATACATCACCCTTATCTTTTCCGTATTGTTTTACACCCGTTGGTTTTTTTGGAGCATATCTTTTAATGAATGATATATCACCCAATTTATTCCAATAATCTAATTTTTTAATACAAGGTATCCAACCAGCCCTCAAGAATCCAACACGAGTTTGAGCACGTTTGATATATTTTTCAATGGCTAATTTCATCTTATTACCACTCAATCCTTTTTTGTGTTGAGCCGCCAATTGTTTATTGACCAGAATAGCAACTAATGGAATTTCTGGATTAACTCTAGAAGGGACTCCCAATTTTTTAGGAATATCTGATTTATCAACGGCCTTAGTTGCCCTCATAGCTTGTAATGCTATAAAATATAATTTAGCATTGATAATATCAGCTCCTTCTCGTTTATTCCACGTTTTATATTCATCAAATACCTTGTGGAATTCTTTCATTCCTTCCAACTTCATTGTTATTTTAGCTTCGTTTGCCATATTATCAAATTCCTCTGGTAGTTGAATGAGCCACTAATCTAAAATATGAATTAGTCGGATCTCTTTTTACCGATTCTACACGGTAATTAGTTCCATCCAAAGTATAAGTAATTATTTGTTGCGGTTGAGGAAGTCCATTGGTGAATATAGATTCAAATTCTTCATCGATATAATTATACATCCGAACGGTTGCGGTCATGAGTCGAACAAGTTGAAAACCACCAGTTTCTAAATCACGATTGAATTCGGTTATAGAAGGAATGAAGGTATATGAATTGCCTAACCACGTAAACGAAGGAAGACCCAAATCTTCTTCGGTTATTACTAGGTCTTCGCAAATTTCAGATCTTAAACTCATTTTCAAGATATAACAATTCGTCAAAAGTTTGACTTGATTAAAACTTTGTTATATGCTAAGGATAATATTCAAACTCTTCTTAGTGCCGCTGAATATTTACAAAAAAATAACCCTGCCGAAACAGGGTTAATTGATTTTGATATTTAATTAACTAGATTAGACTCCCGAAGTAGACCAAACAGGAACAATCGCACTGGTATTACCAGCCGCTGTCCCATAAATTGAGACCACGGCCATTCTCCACGCAGGTAGAGAAACGTCGTATACCCAACGAACTTGGAGACTTAGACCAGAAGTAGGATCAACAGCAGTCGCAGACTGAACAAGACCATTGTTAATTTCCTGTGGTGCTCTCACGGCACAGACGAGTCCACCCTCATGTCCGAACATCCCAATTAATTTATTCGTTCCATTGCTGTAGCTTGAACCACCTTGAGGTTTTGTAGCACCATAGAAACGAGCATATTTTTCAAGGTTGAAACCAATCAATTCCTGAACCTTGTTTTGTTTAACGGCATTAGCGTCACCATAAATATAGGTAGGAAGAATTCCAGCTAATAATGATTGATAAGTATTCGGAGAAACGATACCATAACGACCATCTTCCGGAATTTCTAGATTACTGAGAGTAGTAGCAGCTTGCTGAACGGAAGTAGAACCAGTTACCGTGAATAATGAGCTTGAACCAACCGTAATACCATTAGTAAAAGAAGCTGACGTAATATTGCTAATAGCGTCAACAACGATACCATTCGCTAATTGTTTTACCATCTGAGGTAAATAAGTATTCTGTAATACTTGAGGAGTAATAGTTGACCATTCAAGTTCATTGAAGACAACGTCATAATCACGCAATTTAAGCGTGGCCGTTACAGCACTCGAAGAAGCAGCAGTATCGGCCCAACCATTAGTTAGGTCATTAGGACTGCCCCATTGAGTATTGGAAATACGAGTCGTTACACTTATACCACCATTAGCAATTTCAGTATCGAAATTTTTGGTGAATAAGTTGATTTTCGGCATACCTGCAATGTATTGAGCAAGAGATTCTTGAGCGAATACAGCGAGATAACCTTGTAGTGAGTTTGCGGATACGGCTGACATAATTTTATATTATCTTTCTATTTTAACCTTTGTTGATTTTATGAGATTTTAAAGCTAAGGTTATTAAATCTTTATTCTCGTTGTAGTAAGCAGTCTTATCTTCGCCATTTAATTCAGTAAATTTCTTTAAAGCATCTTGGGGATTAGTTGCTGGCTGCGTATTAATTATTTCGTGAGCAAATGTTGAGACTCCAATTGAGGCTAAGGCAGCATTTACTCTTAAATTTACACTTTTTTCAGTATCTTTGATTTTAATCTTCATTTCTTCTAGTTCTACGGAATGAGCCATTTTTAAATTCTCATATTGGGTAGCGGTCGTTTCAATGGTTGATTTATAATCATTGATTTCTTTCTCCATTACTTGGAGAGTTCGATTTACATTATATAAATCATCCGTTTTGGATTTTAATTGATTCTGTAAAAGTTTAATGTTGGAATTTCCAAACATAAATTATTTCAAGTTGATAGTTAAAAACTGATCTTCGACGGTTTTCCTAAAGGCATTCATTTTGGGTGCCGGTTTCGTTCCGAAAGCAGCTAATTTCCAATCATCTACAGAAGGTAAACAGGCTTTTTTAGCTACCTTTTCATCTTCTTTTTTTTCTGCCTCCGGCTTATCTTCAGCCTTTTTCTCTTCTTTCTTCGGTTCTTCTTTTTTTTCCTCCGCTTTTTTCTCTTCCGGGACTTTATCTTCCATTTTCTTCTCTTCTACTTCTTCTTCGGAATTCTTATAAGTAGGATCATAGTCTTCCAATTCAAATTCACCGGAGCAATGAGGACAAGCAACTTTGTAGGCCGTTGAAATCTTTGTCTTTTTAATATCTACTTTTTCCGGAGTTGAAGAGGCAACTTCTGGTTTAGTATCTTCGGCTTTCTTTTCTTCCTTCTTAGGTTCTTCAGCCTTGGTTTCGATTGAGGGAGCAGCAGCAAGAGCCGAAGAAACAGCTTTGATTATTTTAGTTATTTTCATCATATGAGTTATTTTGTTATATCTGAGTTCGTCAAAAATTCATCACATGTATCAGCGAGAATATCAACGAATCCATAAGTTAGAGCCTTTTTACCATTAAATGATAATCCTTGGAGGTATTCGTCATTTATTTTTCGAGTTGAGGTAACAACTCCTTTAAATTGTAAATTAGTTTCTTCAACATCATCTTGAAGTATTTTCTTTTCTTCATCAGTTAATGACCGAAAACCATGACCTATTAATTTGTATTTACCGGCTGAAAAAGCTTCAATTTTAATTCCTTCCTGTTCCATTTGTTTGGTGCAATCTTCGATGAGAGTATACACGCCAACGCTTCCTACTTCAGCCGAAGGAGTCATTCCAATTAATCCACATTGACTTAACAACCAATAGGCAGCACTGGCTGCTTTAAATTCCACCCAACCCTTTATAGGTTTTATATTACTATTAATAAAGGCTATTTTTCTTCCAAGTTCTTCAATGCCGGTCGTTTCTCCTCCGGGACTGGCAAATGATAAACAAATATCTTCGACACTGGAATCCTCAACACATTCATCCAACATCTTTGTTATCATGTCAACATTACATAATCCTAATTCTTCACATGCTTCGGGGTCGGCACCCTTTATTAAAATACCACTAATAGGAATAATAGCCGTATATCCTCTCGGATCATTTTCTACAGTTGAATTATTATTAGACGTAGTAGCTTCTGTTTTTTTTGTTATAGTTGTAGGATTTTTAATATATCCTTCAACTCTCTTAACCAGAATAGAATAATCCAACGGAGATAATAACCACTTGCCATTGGAAATTTTAGAAGCTAAACTGGTAATATTCATGGTTGTTGTTTATTCAAATCTTCATTAGTATCAACAATAGGTTTAATAGTGCTGGTAACTTTAACCGAAGTTTGTTTCCATTCAGAAATGACAAGGTTAATATCACGACCAGTTAAATCTGATATTTTCTTAGCTCTGGTATAAAATTCTAATAATTCTTGCTCTTGTTCAGCCATTGTTTCTGATGCCGTTTTATTATTTAAACGAGTGGTAGCTTCATTCAGTGATATCACACCAGAGTTTAAATTATCAATAACAATATCATTATCATAACGGGCATCGAGACTGAAGAGAGGAGGATGAGTAAATTCAATTATCTTTGCTAAATTTTCTTCATTGTTCGGAGGAAGAAGGCCACCTTCAATTGCTTTAGCCAATGCAAAGCCAACCGTTAACTTACAAACATTATCCAACAGAGTTTGTCGTTTGGTTATGGAATTTCTAAATACTTCAGCCGCAGCACTCGTAACCCGACCACCAATTTTATTAGTTGAAAAAATTAACTGATGAGGAACGCCTAATGTTGATAATACTTGAGTCTCAAGTTTCGTCATGTATTCTTGGGCATCGTTAGTTGGACCCGATGTAGCGAGAGTTTTAATATCCCCACCATCAGCTCGAACATATCTTACTTCTGGTCCTTGGACGATTTTAATTGCATGATCATTAGGACTAATCATTAATCCATTACCACCTGAATCTTGAAGCAGTTGTTGAAAAGTGTTTTGTAATTCTTGTGGAGCTTCACCCGAAGCATTATGCTCCACTAACCCAATCATACTCTGGATTTTTAATTTATCCATTTCATATTGGTCTAATTCCTGTAAACTAATTGCTTGGAGAATTGCTGAACCAATCGAAGGTATGCCACGATTCTTATCGAAGAAACGAGGATTAAAAATTAAACGAGCATCTCTTGAGTCAAAGAGCATATCAGGAGTCTGAGTAGCACTTGAATTAACCAGATTATCAGCATTACTAACGGCAAATGCTTTAGCTTCACCGGATGTACTGTAAATAACCCCATCGGACATAACACAACCCTTATATTTTCCTTCATCCATTACCTGACCATCTCGCCCCAGATTTTTAATACGATGAGATGGAATAACTTGAAATTTAGGAAACCCACCAACTTGACCAAATACTTGAAGAATATCACCATCCGTATCAATTGCTTGAGAAAGTAATGATAAACAAGTTTTAAAAGGATAAGACGAGCCACGATTACAACAATTTGGATACCAATCATCAGTTAACCAATCAATCGCTAATTTTCCCCATTCTTTATCATTTCCCTTATAAACTGGAGCATATGCATCACCAACAGTAAACTGAGCTAAAATATCAATGGCCGCCGATATTGTTGGATTTTGAGCAGCCATTTCACGGCTCCAACGAACTAATAATTCTCTACTATAAGTATCAAGTCCAGCCGAAGAATCTGATAAAGTGTAATAACGATATTTAAATCTTCCAGCATTTCCATAGCCAAAAATTGACGAAAATAATCCAGCCCCCATTTTGTTTATCTTAGGTGCTACATTAACCTTTACGGACTCTCCTCTCGAATTAGTTACTTTAGTTATCATACATTAATATCGAATAATTCGTGATGAATTAGTTATTACTCCATATTTAGAGGGATTTAACCGCATTAAAAATAATCGGGTTTCCATTAGAACATCTTCACACTTCATCGTAAATTCTTTACTAGATTCGACTCCCTCACCCGACCAACTGAGGACTACTATTCCTTTCAGTAGTAATTCTTTAGCCTTGGCACGAATTGCAAGGACTTCGTCTTCGCTATCCATTCCAATTTGAAATAATGTGCCCGTATTATTATATTCAGCCATATGGTTTATGTAAATTCGTCAAAAATATTCACTTATTAGACTCTTGATCAGTGATAATTGAAGCTAATTTTCTTAATTCTGTCTCGGAAGTGAACGTTGAAGACATTACTCCTGCTTGCATTGCAATTGTTAATGCCATAGCACAGGCATCTAGGTAATGATTATCATGGCCGATCTCAACCCATCTATTAACTGTAGCACCCGTTCTCTTATCAACGACCTCTCGTAATCCTTCCGATCTTAGTTGAGTATCAAAATCACTATCAGGACGATCTAATTTCCACTTAATGCCGGGTAATTTATTATCTCTTAGGTTTGCCAATATGATTTTAACACTGGTAGTTGCCCAAAGAAGAAGAGGAGCAGGTATTCCCTTAAATTTTGATCCAATAGGAAAACAAGCATCTTGAGGGCTTATCTCCGAGTATAATCGAGTTACGCCGTCCTTATGCTTATAACTAATCTTTTGATCACCCTTCATTGGTTGCCAACAAACATACCCCAAATTTCTACCTTGTTGGATTACTTTACCCCGCTTAATACATTCTTGATAGATATTCTGGGTATTCTCACCATCACCACTATCAATCCCTAAACATTGCAGAGGAACTTTATTCTTTATTCTAATTTCTTCTAATTCGTCCCACGTTCTTGCTATTCCGAAATCAATTCTTCTTGATTCATTGCCATTCTTGTGCCATGCGAATATTACCCAATATTTAATACCACCAGATCTTTGAACGTCAACTCCCATTGTCCTTACCCAATCTTGATTATTAGTATCATTAACATCATATGGTTCACATAGTAGTGCCTGCATATCCAACATGGGTTCCGCTTTATAAAATTTACCTAATACTTGATTAACAAATATTTTCATTGGTTCGTCCAACCCCGTTGTTTTCTTAAATCTCTTGGCTAACATGTATTGAGTAGCAGCCGATTCAAATGATAAATTGATATTAACAAAGTTAGGCCAAGTATAAGAAACTATTGAAGGATCACCATCATTTTTTATAAGAACATATTGTCCCGCATCATTCAACATTCGTCTTTCAGCCGGAGTATCGTGAACTTTACCTCGGCATTCTTCACATTCAAGCCAAGTAGTTTTAGCTGATTGCGCTATATTAGTCGTTTCTCCATCTTCGTTGAGAATTGTATCCCAGTTGAAACCACAGAATGTTTCGTCTTTTCTATGTTTACTCCAATTGAAAGGTTGAACTTGTTTACAATGGGGGCAACACCATTGCCATTCATATACTAATCCGCTAAGATATATTCTCTCCAGTTCACTATCTTTACCATTGGGCTGACTAGCAACAATTATTTTTCTTCTTCCAGCGAAAGCCGTCGTTCTGGCTTTAAATTTGTCAAATTCACCAACATCCCACTGATGAACCTCATCACATAAAAGATATTTAACACTCATACCATGTTGGAGTGCCGTTCCCGATCCACCACAAGTAACCGCCATATGTGCTAAAGTTATTCCTGATTTTTTTGTAGAGAACTTATTATATTCCAATAGTGGTTTCATTACTTTACAATTCTTCAATAGTGGTATAAGACGAGTTTCCTGAAAGACATTGGAAACATCTACGTTGTGAAATATATTAAAAACAGGGCCAGGATTATTAATTATTATATAAGGTATGGCAAGTTCTTTAACGAGGCTCTTACCACCTTGAGTTGCACCTATGTTGTTGATTTGAACTATTTTAGGATCGTCAAATGCTTTCATCGGCTCAACTAAGTAAGGACTGGTATTAGTTATCTCTAACCTACCCGGAATTGAATATGCAGGTGGAAGTTCAACGTGTTCTTCACACCATTTTAAAAATCCTTTATTATAAGGCCGTTGAAATGCCGATCTATAAGTTTCTAATAATTCTTCTTGAATATCTTTATTAATCATTTTATTATTTTATTTTCTAAAATATCAAAGAAAACCATAATTTCTTTATCAAGTATGATTTTAATATCTTGTTCTGATTTACCTGCTAATCTAATGGGCCATTCATTCATAAGTTTCTTAATCATAACACTTTGTGCCGTGGCAATCTCGACTAACATTTGTTTTACATCTTCCGGCAAGAGTAAATCTCGTTCCATTTCTCTTATCTTCAATTCCTTAATTCGAATGTCCTTTTCCTTATCTTCAACTTTCAAATCTTCCAATGTTAACTCTTTACTACTGTCAACTTGTTCTTTATGTTCGGTATACCATTTCATCAACTTAACAGTGTTAACCTTGCCATTTGGTTGAATTCCATCAGCATTCATTGAATTCATTATCCTCACCAACTTTAGGGGTAAATTCATCCAGACTGCCGCTGACTTGATATTGGGGGCTACAACTTTATCTTTTCTCATAATGATTTTAATAAATTAACTGCTCTGGTTTTTTCTTGCTGACTCATGCCTTTCAATTGAATTTGAATGAGATTATAATATTTACCAAACTTATTAACTTCTACTTTTTTCTTGACTTTTGTTTTGATAGTTAACTCATTCTGCCGGATTACTTTACGTAATTTACAGGGGGTTAAATTATCTTTTACGGCTAAATCTAAATATTTCTTAGCCTTCAACGGATCTAAACCCGCAACTTCAACATAAAATTCGGGGGCAATATGATGCGTTCTATTGACATAGGAGCCAATTGTAAGAAACCATTGAAACTTATGATGATCTAAACCACTCAACTCAAGAGCTACTTTCCAACCTTTTTCTACTTTTAAAAGATAAATAGCGTCGGCCAATTGGAATACTGCTTGATTATAAGTTTCAATATATGTTTTCATTTTAATTTTCTATAATTGTTTGATTTATAACCAGTTTTAGATTCTGACAACATCCCGGTGTTTGTTTTTAAATTGTAATCCGATTGAATTTTCTTCACCAATCCACTGAAATCTTGTTTGCTTATTCCAAGATTGCTGGCAATTGAAGTTATTGAATTGTTACATCCTATTAAAATCCCGACGTCATAATTTACCGCATATAATAAAGCACATAGATACCTCTTAGGATTATTATCGGATAATAATGTAACGGCAAACTTATTAATAAAATCATTGATATCGAATGAGATAACATCTTTTTCTTCATCATCATTTTCACCACAAGAAGCAGTGATTGTTACGGAGAAATTTATATTATTGTTAATATAATCATAGCTATTAGATTTGTTATTATTCATATTTTGATGGAAAGGGCCAGTTATCCCTTATTGATTGTGTATTTTCTACTCGTCGACCAGAACCTTTACCCACAACTGATCTCTGAGCAATTCGGGTTTGTTCTTCACTTGCCTTTCGGAATCCATCAGCTTCATTAGGAATATAAGCAGGGACTCCAAAGGTTTTCTTTTTATTTGTTATCTTCTTCATACTATATGTTGTGGTCTATTATTAAAAATTGTCTATATAAGGGGGTTTTGTTAAAAAAATTAAGTATATAAGCTCTCAACGCACTCGTCAGCCTGAAATTGTTTTTTGTATATTTATATAAGAGTTGTCTAATTTTTTGGTATAGAATGTATATTCATATACATATTATCGATAGCCATTTCTTTTTTATTTACTTTACAATATTCATATTCCGTTGTTATAATAACTCGTTTATCATTTGTTCTATCAATATTAATCACCATTCGTGAATACATATTATTGATAGAGTATTGCTCATTGTTATTCTCTGCTATTCTATATGTTAATTCGTGTATCATTAGTTATTATGGGCTAAATTAGTTCTGCGTTGATAGCCTTGCTAGTTGCCTTGGTAGTTGCCTCTCAATTACCAAATGACGAACTGTTGTTGATGAAAGCATTTCTTACAGATGCTATTACAACGTTTCTCTAAAAGATAACGATTCATTGTTTTATATTCTATTGTCTTGCCGCACTTATAACAACGACGAGTAGGTATTACTTCTTTATTATTGTTTAGTTGTTGATTCATTTCGTTCCTTAATGTATTTAGTTATAAGAGGATATTCATTAGACTTTATAGCTTTAACGATTCTTTTAATGAGCCGCTTGAAAAGAATCTCTTCGGCTTTAGTTGCTTCTCTTTGTTTGTTTTTTTTCATAATTTTCAATTAATTCTAACGCCTCATTACCATCTTTGATTGCTTGATCAATGTCTGACATTTTAATTTCTTTAATAATATCTTCTTTTTTAAGTTTCTTAATAATGATTTTTAATGTTTCGATCCAATCTTTGTTTTTGCCACAATCGTCGGTAATAAGTGATTGAAGTAATTTTATCTTGTATTGGGTAGTTGAACTTTGCATAAGGTTATTGTTTTTTATTGTTATAGAGGGTCTATATTCGTGTTTTGATTGATCGGGTGTCACCCGCAGTCTCTTTTATCTTATCTGAATGTTCAAGGTAATAATCAACATAATACTCTTTATACCACTGAAGGTTCTCTTGACGATAAGCCGCTGTTCGAGCTTTAATCTTTTCTCTATTCTTTTTGTAGTATGCCGCAGCTATTTTCTTGTGATAAGCTTTGTTAGAGTTGTTCTTGGGGTTTAATTTCTTTGTCATACAATATATAAATATAATGCTAAATAAGAAAAAGTTGAATTATTTTCAATTATCTTTAAAATTGAAAGGTAAAGAGTTACAAGTAAGAAAATCTGTAAATTCTGTTTTATCCACTGTGGATAAAACAAAAATACCACATAACACACGAAAAGAACAGACCTTTTATCCACGGTGGATAAAAAGTGTATTCCTCACAACACCCAAAAAGAAATCTGTCCGCCAAATTGACGGACAGAATAGTGCTGAGAAATTAGCAAAAAGGAGGTTTTTTATATAATAAGTAACTCATACCTATATGCTGTATAGGAGATATAGGGATAGAAGTAGAATAAAAATGAGATAATCTACCAAAACTATGACATTCTTGGGCGGTTTGTCATAACTTGTCATAGTGTTTGTCATATAGGAAACCATTGGTATCATTACCTAAAGTCTTATTATATGACAAAATGACAATATTTACCCTTATGTTAAGAACAAGAGAAGGGGTAATAAGGTTTACGAGTGGAAGTCACTTTTTTTGTCATTTTGTCATTTTAGTGACTTTACCCGCATAAACATTGACGATTCTATATGACAACTTGTATGACATGGTCTTTTGGATTGTCATAAAAAGATATAATAAGTCATAAAATATGTCCTATTATTAGACAGTGCATAGCTGCATAGTCACAAACAACTTGACTAAGAGAAATATATAAGATCTCTACATCTTAGGGCATTTTATATGTTGGAGTGGAAAGGAGCTACTTTGCAGTTGGCATCCTATGCAAAACATATAAAAAGTATTTTTATTAAAATAAGTTGATATTTTTTACGATTTATTGTATTTTGGTAGAAATGCATTATATGTATATGTTGGAAGTCGAGAACTGAACCCAATTTTAAAATACCTCGGTGACTCCTAAAAAATGTGTTCTCGACAAACCTTCAACAAAGATAGCCGAGGTATTTTTTAATAAAAAAGTCGAGAACACAAATTATGAGTAATACACAAACGAAACCGGTTAAGAAGCCCCTAAACATTGTAACGTCTATTAATCAAGACATCAATGATAACAATGTTATCTGTCCCCATGAAAATTCTTCATGGAAATTAAATAGCAATCCTATTAGACTTGATGAACTATCCATTTTCCTATGGACTTATCGAGCAGCTAATGGTTTACCTGAAATTACCAAGGATAAGATTAATAACATATTATTATCTAAAGAATATGATGTTAAAGCCAAGAATCTTTCAAATTTCAAAGACCTTATTCGATATAATCCGCTGGCTAAGGATTCTTGTGATGATATAATTAAAATATTAACCCATACAAATTATCATTTAATGTATCCAATCGTTTTAAAGCATATTGTATGGACAGTTAAGCGTAGATTATATGATTTACCAGTATATTGTCCTATATTCCTAAATATTTATGGTTCGGCTGGTTCTGGTAAATCAGAATTTGTCAAAGCAATGTTTAGTATTTTTCCAGCTACTTTAAAATCGCAAGTATCAAATGCCGCCGATTTGTTTAATGATGAACGTCAAGCCTTTCGTTTTGTTGAGAGTTATGTTATCTCGATGGACGAATTGACGGGTTTAAATAAAACTGATATGAATAAATTAAAAAATCAAATTGATGCTGAAAAGATTGTCTATCGTATGTTAGGATTTAATAAATTGGCCGAGGGTAAGAATAATGCTCAGTTAATCGGCACGAGTAATACTCGCTTACAAAATACATTATTTACCGATTCTGATTTACGCAAATGGTGTGAGATTGATATTTTTAAGTATGAAGATAAAGAGGTCCCTGAAAAATTAGTAACTCCTCTCCAGAAATACGATTGGTTAAATTTCTGGCAAGCCATTGATGAAAATGCTAAATCTCCCTTTGAAGATTCTGAAATTTATAATGCCTTTCGCCGCTGGACTGAAGAACGTTGTTTAACAGAAACTCCAACGGTTGAATTTATCAAGAACTATATTGAAAAGAATGGTAATGCATTCAAGACAGTGGATGAAATCTGGGAAGCATATACCGTTCAAGTTGATGATAAAGCAATGTCAAAGAGCAAATTAAAAGAATTAATTGAAAAGTATGGGTTTATAAAACATCGTATTACAAAGGGTAGAGGATATAATGTGCCTAATATATCTCAGTGTAAGTATTTCTCAGAGGAGGATCAATTACATTATAAATCAACGGCCAATAAAGTAGAATCACTTAACAACAACTGGTAATAATATGAATATAAGCATTATTGTAGATTCTTTGGTCTTGCCTGATAAAACCTTATTGGGCAATGAAGTAAGCGATTCCGTTCAAATTGATGATTTAAATGATCTGGCTTACGTGGCAACTAACTTTCATTTTGCTCCGGCAACTTTTCATAACACCCCTTATAAATCGGAATGGTTAACGGATAAAAATAAAAATTGGAAAGTTGGAAAGATTGGCCGGTGGAAAAACTTGAAAAATATCGAACAAATTCAATTCTTATCCTTTGACTTTGATGATGGAACAATATCCTCGGCTCAAATTCACATTCAATTAAAAGATATTAATCATTTAATATTGAGTAGTAAATCACATATGGTTGATAAACAGGATGGCCGAGGAATTATTGAAAGATTTCATGTTTTTATTCCGTTGGATCGCCCCATAACTGACGGTGAATTATATAAATTTTCCTGTAAAAATTTTGCCGAATCCAGAAAATGGCCAGTCGATCAAGCCGTTATTGAAGGTTCCCGCTACTTTTTCAAACATACTAATGTATTATATATTGAAAATAATAAATGTGTAAAATATTTGTGGGGGTTTGAAGAATTATTAAAGGCTAATAAACAACGGGAAGAATTTTGGAAAAAACAAAATATCAAGAAACAACAATCAGAATCATCACCCAGAGAAAATAATTATTCTCAGATTGGTTCTCCTTTAGAAAAATTCCAATCGACTAAAACTTATAAATCATTACTAAATGGTTCGTTATCAATGGATGGTGATCGTTACAATAATAGTTCAAAAACATTAGGAGTCATGGTAAAATGTGGCTTAAAATATAAGGAAATAATGGAATTATTTGATAAATACTCAAATTATGGTTCAAATTTTACTCGTGAAAGCGTTGAAAGACGATTAAATGCTTGGGCATAATAACAAAAATCCTTATGTTTTCTAACAACACTATTATATTTATATCTTATATGAAACGAACTAACCAAGATCGAGAAGGCTATAAACAATATGAAAAGCTGGCAAAAAAATATTATGCTTCTTATGTTGAATTATGTGAAGATGATAAA